TCAGGATCGACGTCCCCGCGCCCGTCGCTACCGCCGCCGTCTGCATTGCCGTCACGCCGGATTGACGCGCCATAATAAGCCTCCAGAATTGCACGGTGCATTGGCGCATGCCGGAGACCGGCACGCACCTGCACCGTTCGTGTTAGATGCCTTCGAGGTATGCCAGAACCCATACCGTTACCACAATGTCGGCAGTGATCGGCGTCCATGATGCCGTGGTCAACTTGACGCCGACGTACGATCCGGCAACGCCCCGGTCGCTCTCGCGTGGCTGCTTGGCATACGCGGCGGTCGTGTCAGTCGCGTTCAGCGCAGCCTGCAATCCGGTGACGGTGCCATCAATCGTGGCATCCGCGGTCAGCGTCCCGGCCGTGCGTGCGGTGCTTGCGCGGATGGAAATCCCGACGATTTCAAAGTCGAATGGAAGGGTGTACCCCGGTACCGCAAGCACGTCGTCAGTGGTTGCGGCGATGTCGCGCACTTCCACGATGTTCATGGCGACGGCGGTCTGGCTGTCGGCCACGTCGGATTGCGCGAAGTTGAGCGCGATCAACTGGCCCTTGGATGTGATGCGTTCGATTGCGGTCATGTGCGTTCCTTCAGGCAAGCGTGACGGCCGGTCACCCGACCGTCACCTGCCCATCGGCGGTGGTGTCGCGTGTTAGGCGACCGTGATGTTGTACAGGACGTCTGCGCACTCGATGCCCGATGCAGCGCCCGTGCCGGAGTACCGGCCGAGACCCGCACGGACGTAGAGCGCGATCACGAACTGATCGGTCTTGATGTCGCGGAAGGTCTCGACGCGGATGCGCCGACGGAAGCCGAGACGGAACCCGTTGCGATTGAATGCGACCACCTGGCCCTTGACGTTGTTGGCGCTGGTCGTACTGAGCTTGCCGTCAGCCTCGGTCTTGGACATCGCCATCGACGTGATCAATGGCGACTGCCCGATGCGTCCCAACTGTCCGGTCAGGACGGTTGCGGATGGTCCGAATTTGTCAACCGAGATTACCTCGTCAAGGCTTGCGCACTTGTCGGCGGTGTCAGGATCGGCGACGTAGATGAGGTCCGCCGGATTCGTCGGATGTCCCCAGTCCTGAAGGAACGCGTCCGATCGCATGCGCGACTGCTGGCCCTTGAGAAGACTCCAGGTTACCGCGCCAGCCGCGTCCTTTTTGTTCCCGGTATTGTCGGTGATGCCGACCTTGCGGATGCCGTTGAACGCCAAGTAGTGCTTGGTATCAGCCGGATCGGCGTCGTCTAGGTTGATGTTGCCAGTGGCGGCGTTGGTCGTGTCACCGTTGAGGATCAGGCTATCCATGTAGTGTGCGGTGGCACGTGCGAGTTGCGCCCGAAGGAACGGCACGAACGGGATGATCGAATCCTCGTCGAGTTCGCCCGACCAATACTGATTGAAGCCGAGTTTGGACGCGGTGATCGCAACGCGGTTGCTACCCGTCTTCGTCGACGTGTTCGCACTTGCGTTGTAGGTCGTCGCCTCACTGAACAGGAGCATCTCCGGCAGGTCTGCCTCAACCGGCACATACACCGTCGGGTCGGTCATCTCGAATTGCGGGATCAGCGCCATGATGCGGCTCTCGGCCTGCGCCGACATCCACAGGTCACGGACGTATTGCGCCCCAATCAACTGGCTACCGAAGCCGCTCTCGGCCGAGTCCATTGCCTTGCGGTACGCGCTGGTTGCCCACCACATCCCCTTGGATGCAAGTTCGCGATCGGCACCCGCAAAGGACGAGATCGGCACACGCGGGAAAAGGTTGTCGATGGCACGCTGGTCAATAGCCTTGACCTCTGCCTCCGGCATGTAGTGCGCATCGCTGATGGCCTTGAACGCGTTCTCCAGGTCAGTTGATGGCCCGCGTCCACGGCCCGCGCGCTGCTCGGCAACGGCGATGTCGTAAAGAAACTCCACGTCCGAGATGCTGAGATTGTGACGCGCAAACTTTGACCCGATGAGTTTGGTGTCACCACCGAACCTGATCTTGCGGACAAATTCGCTGTTGGGATTGGCCAATTCGGCCTCGATGATCTGCTTGGCAATTGCTGCGGCGCGTGCCTCAAAGGCTGCGTCGTTGGTGACATGCTCAGGCAAGCTCTTCAGCCGCGCCTGCACGTCGTTGAGGATGGTTCCGATATCAGCGGTTGACATTATCGTGTCTCCAGGAACGCCTTGAGAGCGTCAAGATTGGCGGCGAGTCCCTCGCCTCCGTAGGGTAATGCCGGCGCCGGAACTTCCGGTGCCGGTGCGTCGCCTCCACCCAATGACGCCAATACCTGAGTGATCAGGTCCAGCGCTTGGCGCAGCCGCATCTCGTTGCTGCCGGACAGGACGCGACCCGCTTTCGCATGATCCGCTTCGCCTTCCCAGAACAATCCGAAACGCTCAGCCATGCCGAGTTTGGCAACGGTGTCCGCCGGGACATAATCCGGCGGTTCCTTATCCAAGGCCTTGTAAACACGTTCGAGTCCATTGTAGGCGCGGCGTCGCACCGCGTCCGTGGTCTCCGTGTCCGTCAGCACCGCCAGCATCGCGCTGGCGACCAACGGCCACACCGCATCCGCAAACCCTGCAACGGGGATTGTGTCCGCATCGTTCGACAACGCGGCAATGCGCGTCTCCTCGATGGCTTTCCAGGCTGGCGCCTCCCGCCCAAAGTCGGTGTAATGCTTCGCAAGGTGGTCGTACACCGGTTTGCGGTCCGCGTCCGGCATCATGACGCCGCCTCGGCCACCAAACATGATTGACATACACTGCGCGACGCCACGCCACACACAATCGTATGGCCCGGACACGGTGTGGTGCGCGAGTTTGTAACCCGCCTCGACATCGGCACGTTCAGGATCGACCCACGCGCACATCCGCTTGAGATCGTCCACGCTTGCCTTTGCTGTCTCGGCTGGACCGTCCCAAGATTGGCTTTCGGGCGCAAGTCCCGTCTTGCGATAAGGGATCGCGCCACGCGTCACGTTGTCGACAACCGGCGAGCGATGCGGAACCATCGAGCGGATGCGAATGGCATCGGCATTGGCCGGGATCGGGACGACGGAAATTTCCAACAACTCCTTGCGTACGTGCCTGACGGCAATGGATGGGTCGGGTGCCACACTCACAAGCGCTTTCATGGTCTCGTCATCGACGGAGCGAGATGCCCGCAATGCCGCCATGTCAGGGTATTCAATCGCAAGCGGTCGAAAACCCACCGAGACGGCGCGAAGGTCGCCACCGTCCACAAGTGATCGCGCAAGAGCGCCATACTCGGAGTCGTTGAACCGGATGTCCGCGGTCCAGCCGTTGGCGTCCTGGTTGATCGCCACGCACCGCCCGACGATGGACTCAATACTTTCGTACGAGTGGCTGTCGAGCACGACCGGGTTGGTCAGGTACGAGGTGAAATCCCACCCATCAACCGTGACGATTTCGCCTTGCCGGTCCATGCGGTCGGTGGTGATCACGAACGTGTAGAGCGGGACGCCGTCAGGCCCCACCTGCTTCGTGCTAAACCCAGCGTTGGTGTACTGGCGTGCGTCCATTGGCATTAATCCTAGCCTATTTCGAAGGTCATGGTGCACCGACAGTTGACGACTTCCTTCGCCGATGGCAACTGGTGTGGTGCAGGTCCGGTGTCATCGCCGACGTGGAAATCGGCATCGAGTGGTACGTTGCGGTTTCGCGCGTCACGGTGTGCCACAACGTGCGTCTCGCGGGTTCGCGCGTCCAGTGCCGCAAGCCAGTTCTTGCCGGTGACGACGCCGGATTGCTTGGCACCTTCAAGACTGCCCGCGTTGGATGCGCCGATGACCTCGGTGCGCGCAATGGCTTCGGTTCGCCACGTCGCGGCGTCGGTGAATACCTGCGCCACACGCAACTGCAATGTCGGGATGTCCTCGCCAGACGCCAGCCCGGCCGCCAGGCTCAGTTGCAACGTATTCCACGTCGTTTCGTTGACGGCACGCGCAAACCGTTGCGCCCTCCCCTCGAGGATGGTGACCGCGCGCGGGTCTCCGAGGTCAAACGACATGGCAATATTCAGGTCGTCCAACGTGGCTTGTCCGCCGTCCTCCATCGTCGCGCCGATCAACGGCAACCCGAGCGCGCGCAATTGACGGTTCCATGTGGCAAGGTCGAACGGGTCCGCCTGCGCGTCCCCCGCGTCCTTGATGGCTTTGGCCCGAAGTTTGGCGCTGACGCTGTCGCCTTGGCGCCGGAAATACTCACGCAGTGCAGCCATGAATTGCGCCTCGTGCTTGTCGGTGCGGTCGGTGAACGCTTTCCAGATTTTCTGGTGCTCGACGCTGCCGTATTCCACCCACGCTTTCGAGGTAACTTCAATGACGGGTGCCGTTGAGGGAAGCGCCAACGTCGGCCATTCAATGGCTTGTAATGCCTTGATAGGTGCTGGTGCCGGTGTGGTTGGCGCGGGTGCGCTTGCATCGCTGACCGGTACCAACGTGGCTGGCAACCATGCCGCATCGCCCCATGCGTAGCCGGTCTTGCCTGGCGGAAGGAACCGTGGTGCCAGTTCCTGAAGTGCGCGGTTTAGTGGCACGCCGACGCCGACCAGTTTGACGACCTGGTCGATGATTTCAGCGCGGTCTTCCTGCAAGGTCTCGATGTCCGACGCGTCAAACTCGACCTCGTCGGCCTCGGCGCCGAACAACGGGACCAACTGTTCGGTGATCTCATCGGCTAGGAACCGCGCCTCGGGTAGCAGCGTGTCCGTCCACAACGCCTTCGCGGCCTGCTCGTAGTTCGAGTACGTCGAATGCGTCTGGTCGCCGATCAGTTGCGGCGCGACGCCGTATACCGTGCACACCTCGCGGACCCCGTACGACATCAGGGACAGGAACTCGGCGTCTTTCGGTGTCAGGTTCATCGGCGTGAACGTGATCGGCTGCGTCAGGACCGCCGTGCGGTGCGCCTTGTCCGCGCCCTTGAACCGGCGCTCCAGCATCTGGCTGAGTTGTTCGGCCTGCTCGCGGGTGAGGCTTGACGTCTTGTCGGCGGGACCGATGACGCCCGACAGCATCATCCCGCTGTCGAAGATCTGGCGGTTCGAGCGCATCGCGCCCGCGGCCGTGTCGATTGCCAGACGCGCGGATGCAATCGGTGACAATCCGCTGAACTCGTCAGCCGGGTTGTCGTACTTCAGCCAAATCACGTCGGCATGGTCGAACGCAATCGTCTTGCCTTGATCCTCGTACAGATAGCCCTTGATGTATTTGACCGGGTCCGGCACGACCGTCATCTTGGACGGGTTTGCCCACCAGATCTCCCGTGGTGCGGATTGCGCCGCAGTGCGCCCCTCGACGCCGTTCTCCAGAACCCAGAACGCCTGCCCGTAAGTGCAGAGTGACATCTCGGTCATGCGCACCAACCGGCGGAATGTCCAATAGCCGTTGACCGAGCGCATCAGGTCGTACAAGCGCCCTGATGTCACCTCGACGCGTTCGCCGTTCGTGGCGCGCTTGTAGATCTTGAGGTTCAGTTTCGCCAGGTTCTTCGCCCGGATGTTGGAACAGGCAAAGACGGCAGCGTTCGTCGCCGGGTAATCGCCGTAGGCGGCTGGCGCGTACCGCTCCTGATCGTGCCCGTACGTCGTATCGAAAGTGTCGACGGTTGCAGGACCCAGACGGAATGCCTTCGCAATGCGGTCGCGCCACCTCATACCATCACCCACTCGCCACCGCCGAGCATGAGATCGGTCAGCGCCCACACCAGCGCGTCCAACCGGTCAGGGGATTTCGCAGCGTCAGCGGTGTACGTCGCCA